ATCACCGACGGCACGCGCCCGGGCGGGTATGCCAAGCGCGAGGAGGTCGCGGCGATGGTGCTGCGGGCCAAATGAGTCCGCAGGCGCGGGGACGCCTGCCAGATGACTTATCCGGCTTGACAAAACCGGAACTTCTCCAGGTGATTGATGCAGCAGGTGTTGGCCGAGAGAACGAAAAGATTGCACGGCTATACTTTGTGGATCGCATTCCACAAGTTGATATAGCCTCAGAGCTGTATCTTGGGAGAGCGACAGTACAGCGCCGCTTACCAGAAATACAGCGAAAAATGGAGATCGCAACCAAGCATATTAAGCATTGACTAAACGCCGCCCTTCGGGGCGGCGTTTTTGTTTTCTGTCAAATATGATACACAAGTGAGACACAGCTATTCGGCGTTGGTATCAGACAACAGGCTTATTGTACAAACCAACAGCCTGTGCAAGCAACAAACGCAAATAGTCTGGGCAACGTCTTGCGCCGGACTCCCAATCCTCAATAGATCGGCGGGGGATGCAAAAGCGAGTTGCAAATTTTGCTTGCGACAGGTCGGCATACTGTCGGATGTCGCAAATCGTTAGGTGGGCAACATCCCAAATATCCCCAATCTCGGTAATGCGCTCATCTGGGATATCCCGGGTATCATCGTCATCCCAAATGGAGCTCAGCGCCCAGTCGGAGACAAAAGCTTCGCGTGATGCACCATCATCCGAGATCGCGTCAGTAAAGATGCTGTAAAACTGCTTGTCGGTCATGGTAAATTCCTCCTTTAATTCAGTTCTTCGACAAAAACGAACATGTCTTCGTCGCGGACGAGATCGCCATTCTCATCATACTTGCCGCAAGCGCCGTCTTCGTTGGCCATGTTCGCGGCCTCGATGCAGTAATCCACATCCTCGACAGTGTAGGTGTCGGTCTCTTCGTTGTACGGTAGGGAGCCCGCGGTAAAGTAGTCGGCGCTCCAATCGGGGTCATAGCCGGAACCGTTCCAACGCTGGATCTTGATCTCCACAGTTTTCTTTCCATCAGTAAGCTTCATTTTTTTATCCTCCTGGGCTATTGCCCTCTTTTGTTTGCATGATTATAATACCACGCATTGCGTGGTATGTCAAGCGTTTTTTCAAAATATTTTAAAAGTTAAGCTTACGCCGCCCTTCGGGGCGGCGTTTTTTTGCGCAAAGATGATGCGCTTTTGAGGCACAGCGCGCATCGACGTGTTGTATGATTTATATGGAAATTAAAAATGTGCGATTCTATTCAACCCAATGCTAGAGGAAAGGAATGTGGAGCGATGGCATACCCGTACTACGGAAATACTTATCAACCATATAACCCATACAGTAATTACATGCCTACCGGGCCGCAGAACGCCGCAGGAGCGCAGCAAGTTTTCAACGGCCAAATTATCCGCGTGAACGGGAAAAACGGCGCAGACGCGCTCAGGCTAGCCCCGAATAGCTCTGTTCTGCTGATGGATGAAAACGATCCTATTGTATGGCTAAAAGTGACGGATGGTGCTGGCTATGCGACGACCACACCGTATAGCATTGCACCATATCAGACGGCCTTGCCGGTGGATGTCAACAGTTTAGAGGAGCGCGTGAAGAGATTGGAGGACTTGATCAATGGCAAATCCGATGATGCAAATGTTGATGGGAAACGGGGCCAGAAAGCAGAATAACCCGCTTGCAATGATATCTGAGTTTAGAAAATTTGCAGCCGGTATGACGCCGCAGAATGCGAAGCAGCAGATTGAACAGTTGCTGTCGTCCGGGCAGATGACGCAGGATCAATTTCAGCAGCTTCAAAAACAAGCAAAGGACTTCATACAATTTTTGAAATAAGCCGGGTCGACACGGTTTATAATTTTAATTTGAAAGAGGTGTTTAACTTGGACAACTATAGCCTTTCCGATCTCGCTGCAGTTAGCAAAGACAACGACGGTTGGGGCGGCGGTGGCGCATGGTGGATTATCATCCTTTTCTTGTTCGTCTTTATGGGCGGCGGATGGGGTGGCTTCAACCGCCAGGGCGAGTTTGGGCAGTACGCCACTGCAGCCAGCCAACAGGAAATCTTGTTCGGCCAGCACTTTGGACAGCTCAACGATCGAATCACCAACGTAGGCAACGGTCTATGCACGCTCGGCTATGAGATGCAGGGAAATATTGGCCAAATTGGCAAGGAGGTCGCGCTGGCGCAGGCTGGCACAAACACAACGATCATGCAGACCGGCAACAGTATTCATGGCCAGATTGCGCAGTGCTGCTGCGACAACCGCCTGGCGACTGCCAATCTGTCCGCGCAGATGGATCGCCAGACTTGCGACATCACGACGGCCATCCACGCTGAGGGCGAGGCGACCCGCGCAATGATGCAGGCGAACGAACTTCAGGCGCTCCGCGACAAGGTAGCAAGCCTTGAAATGGACAACCGCATGTGTGGCGTCGTTCGCTATCCCAATGGCCTTACATACAGCGCTGGCTCGTCCCCGTTCTGTGGCTGCAATAGCGGCTGCAACGGCAATATCTGAGTAACTATTTCCAAACCGGAAACAGTTCAGGCCCTCTTTGGCCGGGTGAATGGGCGAGGGCCATCCCCTCGCCCTTATATTTTGAAAGGAGACTTTACTATGTCTTGTAAATCCGCTCTTTACACTGCCATGCAGACGCCGACTGAGGTTGCCGTCAATGGCGTTATCCCACTTGGAAGCCTGATCCGTCGCTACGGCTGCGACATCACGCTCAATGGCAATGCCGCCAACATCGTCGGCAATGGCTATTACGACGTTGACGCGTCTATCACCGTCGCACCGACGGCAGCTGGCACGGTCACGGCGACTCTCTACAAGGACGGCATTGCCGTTCCCGGCGCTACCGCTTCCGCTGCGGGAGCTGCCGGTGCTCCTGTTGTTCTGGCATTCCCCGCGCTGGTGCGTCAGGCGTGCTGCGCGTCCGGCGCTGCGCTCACGCTGGTGCTGACCGGCGCGGCATCGACCGTCAGCAATGTCGCCCTGCGCGTGCAGCGCGTCTGAAAGGAGAACGGCCATGAAGTTGATTGAAAAACTCTCCGAGATGATCGACGAAGAGATCGAGGACGCGGGAAAGTATGCCAAGTGCGCGCTGAAATATAAGGAAGAGAACCCCGCGCTCTCGAAAACTTTTTATGACCTGTCGACCGACGAAATGCGGCACATGACACTGCTGCATGATGAGGTCGCGCGCATCATCGCCCAGTACCGCAAGGAAAACGGCGAGCCACCTACCGCGATGCTGGCCGTATATGACTACCTGCACGAGAAGCAGATCGAAAGAGCAAAAGAGGTCAAAGACTATCAGGCGATGTATCGCGGGTGACGCCCATGATCGACTTTGACGAGATTGAAAAAGAAATCATCAACATGGAGGCGAGTCGCGACACATCTTATGCGACGATGGAACGGCTGGCCCCTCTCTATGCTGCGATGATTTACAAACGGCTCTGTTCAAACTCGGAGGTTTACGAACCACAGCCGGTGTCTATTGATGGAGAAAGCGAGTTTTTGCTTGCTGTATCTGGGGTAGACAGCGTAAAGGCATGGTCCATTATTGATGAGTTAATGGATGTGCTTCGAGTTGTGAACCCCGCGGCGTATAATTCTGTTCTTGCCAGGCTTGGCAACGCTTAACCCTTAGTTACTAACACATTACTAACAAAATAGGCGAGACCACATAAAAAAATCCTTGAAAACGCGATGTTTTCAAGGATTTTTTGGAGCTACTGGCCGGACTCGAACCGGCGACCTGCTGATTACGAATTTGACGAGATTAAAAAAATAAACATTATAGTTTGAAATGCAATAGAATTTAGCGGAATTTACTGATTGTGCACATTTAAAAAGTTTCCAGAGTGCACGACGTTCTACTTCGGTTACTAACACGTTGCTAACAATGCGGTTGCATATATGAAAAAATGTCTGCGTCAGTGCGCTTCTACCGCTTCCACAAGCTGATCAATATTTGCGTGGACGTATATATCTGCTGTTGTATCATAGTTTGAGTGACCAAGAATTTTCTGCAGCATTTCCGGTCTGATCCCGGCGGAGACGGCCCAGCTTGCGAAGGTGTGACGCGTTGCGTGCGGTGGCTTTTTTTCAATACCGAGCTGCTCCAACATCGGGTAATAATCTCGCTTCCGGAAGTTTTCAGCTACTTTTTGCCCGTCATACCCGGAAATCAGAAGATCACCGTCTGCTCTAGCTGCGATCTCTGCAAAGTAGGCACGCCCCTCTGGGCGGATCGGTATGATTCGATTTCGGCCCGCTTCTGTTTTTTCGCCGCCGATAACATAGGTTTCATGATATCCGGAAAGCGGCAGGGAAAACATTTCGCCGATGCGCATCCCGGTGTAAATCAGCATGAGGGTGAGTTTTGCTGCGGGTGTTCCGGCTGCTTCCATTTTTTTGATATCTGAATCTGTAAACACAGCTTTTTCTTTCGGCTTTTCACCGTCTAGCTTCACAAATCTGGCGTAGTTTGTCGTAGCAGCCTCCTCGCGCACGGCCCACTCTGATAGTTGCACAAACAGATGCTTGTATTTGGCTTGTGCGGAGCGTGACTTGGCAGCTTTGTTGTTATCAATAATTGACTGGAAGTCCTTTACGCGCAGGGAGCGAAACTGCCTACCATAGAGCTCCTTGCTTTTTGCGTAAGCGTTTTCATATGCGGCAATGCTCTTTTCTCCAATTTCCCGGAAGTGTTCCGCTTTCCATTCCTGAAATACCTCTTCGAATGTCATATTGTACCGCTCTGAGATTGATCTACCAGCCAGTCGCTCTATGGCTTCCATGGCCTCTGTTTTCTTCGCGTAATACCCAATGACCATCTTGTTTTTAGCCGCGACCCACGGACGGCTGCGACGGCCTGACAGCTTGTAAACCGTGCCTGTCCCGTTTGCCCGTTTGAGTGCCTTCCGCTTTTCTTGCACCTGTTTTTTTCCGCACCACGGGCAGAACATGGCCCCGTCGGGAATGTCTCGACCGCATTTGATACATCCCATGTTTTCCCTCCTGCAAAAAAGGGATATCGGCTTTCGCTGATACCCCCGCACTATCAACTCTTGTCTGTTATCCAGCCTGTGTCTGGGTGCGTCACATCAAATAGAAGCATTGCTATGACAAAGACGAGTAAAATCAGGCAGAGAAGAACAGCAAAGCGCAGCCACCGATTTTGCAGTGTAAGCATTCTGTTGTAATGCGCTTCCGTTTGCTTGATTTGCTCCTCGTAGATTTCCCGCACCTCACTGTGCGGTTCGGTGCCTCCGATTTGATACCCAACTGCATTTGCTACATCGATAAGCGTCTGCGCATTTGGGCTGGTTCCTGGGTCGTTTCGCAGCAATCGGTCAACGGTTGTCTTTGATACCTTCGCCGAATCCGCAATCTGCTGGTTCGTCATGCCGGTCGCCTCTTTTTGTGTAATAATGCCAAAAATAATGTCCTGAACCGTCGTAACAAACACTCCCTTTTGTGCAGCATTTTTTATGGCGACTGTACGGCGTACATTTAGTTTGCCTTTTGCATACTTGCGTATTGAGATTGTCGCGTTTCAGTAGTAGTCTCATGACAGAAACGTAATGATGCTAGGAGGTGACGACATGCAAAGCATCCATATTATCGCCGACGGAAATAAAGTGAAGATCGTCGTTGACGGCGTAACTTTTACCGATCTGCATAGTTTCTCACTTGACTACGTGAAGGGCTGCCCGCTGCTGTTTTCCTGCGTCGCGAATGTCGGCGGGACGCAGGAGCAGCAAAAAATCTTACATTAGCGGCAATATGGTATATTTTGTGCGCCTCATTCGATTTCCCAGGAATTTCCGCAGTTTTGGCACAGGCATATTTTTGCGCTCCTGATTTTCGTTTTTTCGGTTCCTTTGCTCTTTTTCCAAAAAAGGTTGGACATACCGAGGGTACACATAGCAGTGACGCCCCTTGCAGCGTTATTCATATGACCACCAAATCCGTTTCCATGCTTCTTTGTTTTGCTTGCAACCTGTTCCATAGAAATTGTTACATTTTCGCTTCCACAATCTGGACAAACCATTGTAGTACCTCCGTGTTTTGCTTAGTTTCATTTACATATCCATATTACCACTTCATACGTTTTTTACAAACCGTAATACTCCACAATTTTAATGATCTATTTTTGTCACAATTCAACGAAAGGGGTAGGAGCGTGAGAGAAAAAGTTACGCCGTTGACAAAAGAACAATCCTCGCATATAGTAACGGTGGAAGAAAAACGCGTAGAGATGGCATCCGCACTTGCGGAATCCGTGATGCACTTGTCGGCTGATGAGCAGGCGGCATTGCTGCGCTTCATCAAAGGAGGGCTATATGGAAAACGGGAAAATGTATAACGAGGTTTGCAGATACTGCAAACACGTTGTGATCTATCCTCTCGGCAATGGAGAATACAAGATTCTATGTGGCAAGGAGCTTGCAGCAGCCTGTCGAGATTTCGAGTTTAAGAACGAACCAATCGCCAGAGAAGCTTAATGCAATACCACAAAGGTTCCGACGCTAACGCTCCGACAAGTGCGGAGAATAAGGCAATTTTCCATTCGTGGCGGAATATCGCAGACTGTGCTTGCTTCGCATCCTCTTCCGCTTCAAAGTAATGGATTCCGCTATCCGTGGGGTATACATTGTAAATTTCTCCGTCCTTGTCTTTTTCGTATTCCACAAAACCCATTGAGCGGAGCACCTCGAGAGCGTCGCACCCCGCTGCGCTGTCCGGCAATCCTCGGCGGTCGATGTAAACAGAGCCGATCATATGCCCGCGGACATTTTCTCTGTTATGTTCGAGGATGATGCGCATAGCGGCGTCCCTGTCCTTCTTTGATACGCTCATTTTGTTTCCCTCTTGCTTTTCAGATAACCGATATAACGACTGACCTCCCGCAAGTCCTCTACGGAAGCAGAGCGGATGAAATTCAATATCTCCTGAGCGTCTGAACTCCCGACCTCGCCGGTTCCGGCGGGGTCTTTTTTTGCTTCTTCGCCCTTGAGGTATTCGACGGTTACGCCGAAATAGTCTGCAATCTTTAACAAAGTAGCTGTTCTCGGATTCGATCCACTTTTCCAACGAGAGACAGACGGCTTGCCGAGTTTAAGCTCAATCGCCACCGCCGACGGCGACTTTCCAACAGAATTACATAGCCTTACATAGTTTTCGTAAAAATTCATAATTTACACACCACTGTTTTGTGCAATATGGAAAAGTTTAATTTGTTATCACTTTATTCTTGACAGTTGCGTTTGTTATCGCTATAATGAAAGCACGAGTTGCAAACGATAACAAAACCAAGACCCAAGACAAAAGTCCTGCGTCAAGCTATTTCGTTCCTTGCAAGACCATAATAGCACGGATTGTTAACATTTGCAACCGCAAAAAACGACTGCTGCCCGAAAAATTTGAAACCGCCGCCCGTGCTGCGAACACGGACGACGGCTCCACCGGAATTTGTTTACCAGAACACATTACAACCCGTGAGCGCCCGATTTCACGCAACCTCCACATTGCCTCGGGAGGCGCGATTCATCGTTGCCTCAAGTGCTTCTGAGGCAGCGCCCAAAGATACGTGTTCGTAGCACGTTTCTTTATGTGCCGCTCACTTTAGCAGTTCCGGTTCTGCTCCTTGCCCTAACGCATCGCGCCGTTTCTTTGGTCTGGAACTGGCAAGTTCAAAAGTTTGGTCAATGCGACCACCCCCTTAAAAATGCCTCATAGGGCTACAGACAGAATATCAGATTTTAGGGCAGCAGTCAACATATTAAACGCAAAGGAGGCAAAACGATGCCGGAAAAATGGACGGGGAGGCTCGTTGGTAAGATGCACAACGAGCGCGTCACCTTCGACGAGCTCGCGAAAGAGATGGGCGTAACGAAGCCGTATGTTTCGATGCTTCTCAACGGGAAGCGCAAGCCAGAGGGCGTACAGAAGCGAATGGAGAAAGCGCTTGACGCAATTTTACAACGCCGAAAGGAGGACCGACATGCACACGCCAAATAAACCGACCTGCGACCGGGACTGCTTTCACTGCCCATACCCGGACTGCATTCTGGATGAGGAGGACATGAGCCCGGAGTAATGGCGCGGCAGCATGGAACGCGAGAGAAGCATCAAACGGGAGGGACGCAGCAAGCTCGCGGCCTATCAGGCGGCGTACTGCCAGGCGAACAAGGAAAAGATCGCGGCTTGCAATGCGGCGTACCGGCAGGCGAACAAGGAAAAGAAAGAAAAAGCCCCGCCCGGTCTGACACACCGAGCAGGGCAGCGAAACAACAAGAATCCAAACAAAATCTTATGTTCCTGTGCTGATTATAGCACAGGGGAAAGGAAAAAGCAATGATTCAAACATTAACGCTCAATGAGGCGGCGGCTTATCTGCGTGAGCGGGGGCTTTCCATTTCCAACGAAACACTCGCGGCGGGGCTGGAACAAGGCGTGTTCGCATTCGGCACAGCCTTCCGCGCAAACGGAAAAAATCGCGTCGTGATGATCTTCAAGCGGCTGCTTGATCAGTGGATTGCAGAGCGGGAGGTGCATTGAGATGTTGCCAAATCCGTGCGAGGGCTGCAACAGAAACACGCCATGCGGCGGGTGCATGTGCCCTATGTTCAAATATTACTTTCGTGTCAACTGGGCGGCGGTCTTCGGGCCGTTCCGGCGGCTGCGGGATAAGAAGACGGGAGGCAATGCGTGATGGCACTTACCATGCTTTTCCTGGTTATCGCCTTTGTTCTGTTTCTCCTGCTTGATTGGATTCGCGATAACGCAGAATCCCGGCAGTCGCTTCGGAAGCTCCAGCATGACAATGCCACCCTGATGGCCCAGCTGGACCGCAGCGCTGCCCAGGCGAAGCAGCTGCGGAGAGAGATCAAGCGGCTGCAGAACCGGCTTGACGGCGCGCAGTTTCTCCTAGACAGTGACCGGGATATCCGAATCATGGAGCTGGAGGCGGAGTGCGGACGGCTGCGCAAGCGGCTGGAGATTCGCGAGAAGGTCCAGGAGGTGGCGGAATGAATCAGCCCATTCCAGATAACCACGATGCGTTCCGCGCACACGATGATGCGCAGGAGCGGCGACTTGAGGGATTGCCGATTTGCGCAGATTGCGAGGAGCCAATCCAAGAGGAATACTTTTATACGTTTGCCGGAAAGAACTACTGCGCAGCATGCACGGAGTTGCTGCACATCCGCTTTTCGTCGTGAGGGTGTAACGAATGGCAGAGATCACAAAAGTAAGAACCGCAAACAGGGAAGAATGGAAGGCCCTGCGCAGCCGGTATATCGGCGGCTCTGATGCCGCGGCCGTTGTTGGCATGAACGCATATGTCTCCCCGTATAGCCTGTGGGCGGAAAAAACCGGGAGTCTTCCGGGATTTTCAGGAAACCTGGCAACTGAGGTCGGCGCGTACCTGGAGGAATTCGTAGCACGGAAATTTTCAGAGATTACCGGGAAGAAGGTACGACGGGCAAATCAGAGCTTTCTCAATAGTGATTATCCCTGGGCCATTGCAAACATCGACCGGGAAATCATCGGCGAGGACGCCGGGCTTGAGATTAAAACGACGGACACGATGAACCTGAAGAAATTCCGGGGCGGCGAATATCCGGCAAACTACTATGTCCAAAGCGTGCATTATCTTGCCGTCACCGGAAGGCAGCGCTGGTATTTGGCGGTGCTTATCGGAAACCGGGAATTCAGGTGGTTCACGATCGAGCGCGACGAAGCCGAGATTGCGGCGCTGATGACCGCAGAAGCGGATTTTTGGGAGCACGTGAAAACGGGCACGCCGCCGGAAATCGACGGTTCCAGCGGCACGACGGCGGCCCTGACGGCGCTGCATCCGGACAGCAACGAAAGCACGGTTGATCTGTTCTGCCTGGCGGCGGAACTGGACCGGTATGCAGACATTGACCAGAATATCAAAGCTTTGGAGACCGACCGGAACGAATGCGTGAACCGCATCAAAGCATTTATGGGCGACGCCGGAACCGGGGCATGTGACCGGTACAAGGTTTCCTGGAAAACACAGACTCGGCGCACCTTCGATAGCAAGCGCTTCGCAAGCGACCATCCGGATATGGATCTATCCGGCTATTACAAAGAATCGACCGCCCGGGCGTTTCGGGTGATGGAAACGAAAGGAGACTGAGCCGCATGGCAGGAAAAATTCAAAATCAGCTGGCCAATCGAGCGCCAGAGCAGAAGACGATGCAGCAGTACATCAAGAGCATGGAGGGCGAGATCAGAAAGGCGCTCCCTTCCGTCATCACGCCAGAGCGATTCACGCGGATCGTGCTTTCCGCACTCTCCGTCAATCCGAAGCTTGGCAGCTGTACCCCGGCAAGCTTCCTGGGGGCCATGATGACGAGCGCCCAGCTTGGCCTGGAAGTCAATACCCCGCTGGGGCAGGCGTACGTCCTGCCGTACAGCAATAAGGGCGTTCTGGAGGCCCAATTCCAGCTTGGATATAAGGGGCTGATTGACCTGGCGTATCGCTCCGGGGAGGTCGAGGTAATCCAGGCTCACGTCGTCTACGAAAACGACGAATTTGCGTGTGAATATGGACTGGAGCCGAAGCTGACGCACCGGCCTGCAGACCATGACCGTGGTGATCCGATCAAAGTCTATGCCGTATTCAAAACGAAGAGCGGCGGCTTTGGCTTTGAAGTCATGAGCATGGAAGACGTCCGCAAGCACGCGGCGAAATACAGCAAGGCATATAGCAGCAGCTATTCCCCCTGGAAAACGAATTTCGAGGAAATGGCAAAGAAAACCGTATTAAAGCGCGTCCTCAAATATGCCCCGCTGAAATCCGACTTTGTTCGGGCCGCAGTACAGGATGAGACCATCAAACGGGATATCTCGGATGACATGTATTCCGTCCCTTCGGAGACGATCTTTGACGCGGATGCAGAGGAGATTCCCAACGTCGATGCGAATACGGGGGAGGTTGTGAGTGAATGAAAGGCTACAAGGGATTTGAAAAAGGCCTGGTGTGCCGAGGCAAGCAGTACGCTGAAAACACCGTATTCGAAGAAGATGATGCCGAAATCTGCAAAAGCGGGATGCACTTCTGCGCCCTGCCGCATCAAGTGTTTGCGCATTATCCCCCGGGTGAAAATCACGAATTTGCCGAGGTAGAAGCACTGGACGATTCGTCGACGGATGATAATACTAAGTACTGTACCAAAAAGCTACGCATCGGCGCTAGGATCAGCGTATTCGATATGGTGAAAGCTAGTGTTGGCGTATTTTTTGAAAGCGTAGACTTCTCAGGCAGAATCGAGAAAACTGCGAAAGTGATCGGCGCAGCCAACGCCGGGGACTATGGCGCAGCCAACGCCGGGAACTATGGCGCAGCCAACGCCGGGGACTATGGCGCAGCCAACGCCGGGGACTATGGCGCAGCCAACGCTGGGAACTTTGGCGCAGCCAACGCTGGGCACCGTGGCGCAGCCAACGCCGGGGACTATGGCGCAGCCAACGCTGGGAACTTTGGCGCAGCCAACGCTGGGCACCGTGGCGCAGCCAACGCCGGGGACTATGGCGCAGCCAACGCTGGGAACTTTGGCGCAGCCAACGCTGGGCACCGTGGCGCAGCCATAGCGCGGAAAGAAGGCAAAGCGTCCGTTGGACGCAACGGAACCGCCGCTGTGATCGGCAACGGCGGGACTGTCAGCGGGAAGGTCGGCGCGATCCTTCTGCTGGTAGATACGGATGATTACGGCAACACGCTAGATTTTGTCGCCGTGAAAGTGGACGGTGAAACAATTAAAGAAAACACATGGTACAAGCTGGAGTCTGGGAAAATTGTGGAGGTAATCGACAATGCTTAATCAGATCAGCGACTATGAGCTGATGGATATGTACTGGACACAGCATATGTCAGGGAAAGAAATTGCCGCAGTGCTTGGATGTACACCCGCAGCCGTCTGTATGAGAATGAAATCTTCTGGGATCAAGGCCCGTTCGCCGCATGATTATCCGCCAACTAAAAAACAGATCAAGGCATGGAAAGAGAACGGACACAGACTTGGAACATCGGATGCGGCCCGCATGGCAGGGAAAAAGTCTGGCAAGGCGAACAAGGGGCGCCGAAGAAGAGATGATTACGAATTTGGCGGCCATGAAAAAAAGCGCGGTGATGGTTACATAAAAGTCTATGTTCCAGATCATCCAAACGCCACAAAGGACGGGTATGTAATGAAACATATCCTTGTCATGGAGCGCAAAATTGGTCGGCATTTGAACAGCGGCGAAGTTGTTCATCACATAAATCATGTGCGAGATGATAACCAAATTGAAAATCTCCGCCTTATGACGGCTCACGACCATATGTCAATGCACATGAAAGAGCGACACAAGGAAAAGAGGGCTTCAAAATGCTAAACGTAATAACAATTCAAGGCCGCCTGACGCGAGACCCGGAGCTTCGGCACACTACAAACGGGACTGCGGTTGCGTCCTTCGCGCTGGCCGTCGACCGGGATTATACCAGCAAGGACGGCGGCGAACGGGAAACGGACTTTGTCGACATCGTTGCCTGGCGCGGCACGGCGGAGTTTGTCAGCAAGTATTTTACCAAGGGACAGCTGGCAATCGTCTCCGGACGGCTGCAGATCCGGCCATGGACGGACGACAACGGGAATAAGCGCCGAAGCACCGAGGTCGTCGCGGAGCACGTGTATTTTGGCGGCAGCAAGAAAGAAACCGGCAGCGCGGCTCCGCAGGCGGCGGCCCAGGATGGCACGGCCCCGGCGCTGGAAGAACTGCCGGAATGCGACGATGACGGCCTGCCGTTTTGAGAAAGTGAGGTAAAACATGAACGAAGAAGCGAAAACAAGTATTTTGCAAATGGCCAGGGGTGCGATTCAGGAACGGATCGACTATGAGATGGCGAAGGTAATTGACAACATCCTGGACCCGAACACAAGCACGCAGAAAAAGCGCAAGCTGACACTGACGATTGAGCTGCAGCCGGACGATAATCGGCAGACCGTGTTCGTAAATTGCACAGCGAAAAGCGCACTTTGCCCGACGAATCCGGTATCTACATCGCTGTACATCACTGGAGATGGCGCTACTGGCGAAGTGGTAGCCGTGGAAATGGTGCCCAATGTTCCGGGGCAGCAGGATATGTTCGGCGAAGAGCAGGAAGCCGCGCCGATTTTGAAAATGGTAAGAAATGCATAAGGAGGAAGAAAAATGCTGAAAAGTGCAATTGAAAAAATCGAATCCATGGTAGAGCCGAGCGTTTACGAGAAGGATGGCCATTCTTTTCTGATCAATCGGGATGGCGAATTCGCAGAAATCCGCGAGGAAATCGACCTCCCGGAAGTTTTGAAGTTGAACAGTTTGGATGCGATTGTAAAGATGATTCGCACCGAAGCACTCAAGAAATATTCCGGTGCTGGTCCGATTTATATCGATATTCCGTCCCACCTGCTGGTGGAATCATTCCTGCAGCCGCAGACCTGCGAAATTCGGCCTGTGATTTATTCCGTACACGCAACGGCTGTCCCCGGGTGGGATGAAGAAACGAAGCTCTCGTTTGAACGCGCCGCCGTGGCGTTGCAGACGAGATTCCAGGATAGCCCCGACCGTGCTTATACCCTACAGCTACTCAGTCAGATTACCACCGGAGCGAAAGTTACCTATAACGATATCGGGGTTGCGACTACAGTTGTCACGCAAAAGGGCGTTTCGCTGCAGCAAAACGCAACAATAAAACCGCTTGTTTCCCTGCGTCCTTATCGAACCTTCCAGGAGCTGGAGCAGCCGGACGGACTTTTCCTGATTCGCATTGATGAGCGCGGGATTAGTTTTGTTGAAGCTGATGGCGGAATGTGGAAACTAGAAGCCAGAAAGCGTATCAAATCATACCTGGACGAAGCGCTTTCACCTGAAATCGAAGCGGGCAGCGTTGTAGTGATGCTATGATATTCATACTGCTGCGCGGCCCATATAGGGCCGCGCAGCACACAGGAAAGGGGTGGCGATCGTGCCAATCAACAGCAAACAAAAAGGGGCCCGCTTTGAGCGGCAGCTTGCATCCCGGCTGCGGGAGTACGGCTACCCGGCGCGGCGGACGGCCCAGTATTGTGGCAATACCGGCGACGCATCCGACGTCGTCGGTCTGCCGGGCCTGCACATCGAAGCAAAGGCCTGCGAACAGATGCGGCTTTATGATTGGATGGCCCAGGCAAAACGCGATTGTGCGGGCACTGAACGGCTTCCAGCGGTATTCCACAAGCGAAACAATCACGAGATTTTGGTGACGCTGGAACTGCCGGATTTTATGGAAATTTACCGGGAATACGAGGTCGGGATGGATCTGAAAGGAAAGGAGACTCCATGAATCAATACGATATGCTGGAAACTGCGTTCCGCAACGGCTTTGCTTTTGGCCGGGCGTCGCGGACGAAGGACAATCAGCCAACCTACGCCGCTGCGCTGGAGAAATTCGGCGGGAAAATGCAAGCGACCGTCTGCGTCGAAGAGCTTTCCGAGCTGCAAAAAGAGCTTTGCAAATACATCCGCGGCGGCGGCGATCCGGATCATATCGCGGAGGAAATCGCGGACGTGCTCATCACGGTAGATCAGATGGTGCAGCTGTTTGACTGCGCGGAAGCGGTAGCGCACTGGTCGGATGCCAAAATTGCGCGGCTTGCGCAGCGGTGTGCGGAAACGGAGGGAAAAGAAAATGTATAATGATCCTGTGAATCATCCGGCACATTACACGAGCGGCAGCATGGAATGTATTGACGCCATGGTATCTGCCTTTGGGGCGGCCCAGGTGGCCGTATACGCGAAGATTGGGGCCGACCACAAAGGCGGCACAGAGGACATTGAAAAGGCCCGCTGGTACATCAACAAATATCTGGACCTGCTTTCCGGAGGTGACGACTATGACACAGTGTGAACGCATCCTCCGCCATTTGCGGGACTATGGCAGCATCACCCAGGCCGAGGCCATGACAGAGTACGGCTGCTATCGGCTGGGGGCTAGAATTTTCGATCTGAAGAACCAGGGGTATGAGATCACCGGCGCGACTGAGTGCGTCAAGAACCGCTACGGCGAGACGTGCCATATTAAGCGCTATCGCCTGGAGGAAGGAGGGACAAGCCGTGAGAGTGCAATTAGGTGAACGGGTGCGTTTCCTTCCGCCGTGCTTTAACAGAGACGACACCGAGAACATGGTGACGGGCCGCATCGTCTACATCAACCGGCAGCACCGGCATTATTTGGCCGAGTACCCCGCCGGTCGGCAGGCGCTGCGAGAGGCGTTCAAATACGCAGAAGAGGGGTGAGCGCGTGGCGGAAGAAGTGCAAAGATCACAGTTTACATTTTACGAATCGTTTGCAAGGGCTGGTGGCCGCATTCGAAAGAAAACAGATCGGTGCGCATTCTATGATGCGCTGATCGAATATGCCCTGTATGGCGTCCTCCCAGATCTGGAGAGCCTGCCGGATGTTGTGGCGTTGGCGTTTGAATTGGTGCGGCCGAATCTGGATTCCAGCAGGCGGAAAGCCGGTGGTGGAGCGGTAAAAAAAACCGATAAGATACCGGAAAGATAGCCGCAAGATACCGATAAGATACCGGAAAGATAGCCGCAACAAGAGAGAGGAGGAGTAAGAGAATAAGTAAGAGTACAAGTGTAAGGTAGAGTACAAATGTACTTAGTGCTCAGAAAATTATAGCTTATCCCTCTATACTTACTTCGGCGGCTCTATGTAAGACTTACTAAGACGTAAGAGGGCTGATGCAAAAAGGAGCTGATATCGTGACAACAGACGAGACGCGGAAGGTGCTTTGCTATTTGCGAGAATGCTTCCCACGCAAATTCGAAAGCAAAAGCACCGCCGCCGAGAAAAAAAGAATGATGAATTCGATTTTGAAGCAATGGCAAAAGTTTTTTGCAAAATACAGTTTCTCGGAAGTGATGGGCGCAGCAGAAATGTACGTCGGCGCGTACGGTGGAAAATATTTTCCAGATGCAAAAGAAATTTTTGATTTGATCCGGCCTGACCCGCTGGCATCCTTTGATCGATTCATACGGTGGAGATACCACATGGAGGATCGGACAGATTTGCGGATGGATCAGTTACTGCTGGAGGTTGATTATCTGGAATGTCGGACAAGGCCAGTGGAGGTGGGCGATGATTGCTAGAGTTTTCCCGCGAAAAACAAACGCATCTCCGATGGATGGCATGGCTTTTTTCCGGGAACCGACAATCGAAAATATTTCTGATTGCATTGAGGCAGGCGTTACAGAGGTGCATATTTCCGTTACCTTCACGTGGGATATAAACAGGGCTGAAGAGCTGTACTACGCATGGCAAATTCTCGGGGTCCCCGTTGAGGTTGGAGGCCCAGCGTTTGATGATCGAATGGGAGATTTTAATCCGGGGCTGTATCTTCGGGATGGGTATATATTCACGTCACGCGGCTGCACAAAGGAATGCTGGTTTTGCTCAGTCCCGCGCTGCGCCCATGGCGTGATACGAGAGCTTCCGATCGTGGACGGCTGGAATATACTTGATGATAATATCCTCGGAACATCCGAATCGCATTTTCGGGCAGTCTGCGAGATGCTGAAGCGGCAGGAACATCCTGCAATCTTCACGGGAGGCCTGGAACCGTCGCTACTCCAACAATGGCAGGCGAATCTACTGCGGGAACTCAAGCCAAAGCGGCTTTATACGGCTTATGACACGAAGGATGATCTGGAGCCGCTTATAGAGATGGGAAAGAAACTGCGCACGGCCGGCTTTGCACCATCGAGCCATACAATGTGCTGCTATGTGCTGTGCGGCTATGAGGAGGATAGCTTCGATGAGGCAGAAAAACGGATGCGCCAAACGATGCATGCAGGCTTTATTCCCTATGCAATGCTTTTCCGGAATGAGGAAGGGCGGACAGATGCGAAATGGAGAAGATTTCAGCGCGAGTGGTGCAGGCCAATTATAACGGGGAAGAAATTTAACGAATTTTGGTATGAAAGGAGTGGTGAACGTGGCTGATTACATAAGCCGGGAGGTGGCTGTTGCGCTTGCGGAACACGCATTCAACGAATGGAACCTTGCAATGGCAGCGGCTGACGGGAAGCGGCAGATTAACCGTTGCTTTAAGATGCAGGAACTCTGCAATGCTGTTGCATCTGTTTTTGATAATGCTCCCGCCGCCGACGTTGCGCCGGTGCGGCGCGGACGGTGGGCGCATCTTGGCGGGGACGAGTGGTGCTGCCCTGTGTGCGGCTTTGTCATTACCACTGAGGGCAGTTGGGACAAGCCTACTAAAAAATACTGCGAGGATTGCGGCGCGAGGATGGACGGAAAGGACGGTGATGGCAATGGATAAAAAGATACTCGATGTAACTTGTGGATCGCGAACAATGTGGTTCAACAAAAATCACCCTGCCGCAATTTATACGGACAAACGAGCTGAAGAACTGAAGGATGTTTGGAAATCGGGAAACGGTCAGTCCGAGAGGCCTTGCGTTATCGCTCCCGATGTTCGATGCGATTTTACGGACCTTCCGTTTGAAGATAATTCGTTTGCCCTTGTAGTGTTTGATCCCCCCCACCTTCGCCAAGTCGGAGAGAATGCATGGATTGCAAAAAAGTATGGCAGGCTTGATGATAATTGGCCGGAAATGCTCCATGCCGGGTTCGAGGAGTGTATGCGCGTTCTCAAGCCGGATGGAGTATTGATCTTCAAATGGAGCGAAGCGCAGATCCCTGCCGTCGAAGTATGGAAAGCAATAGGCCAGCGGCCGTTGTTCGGGCACCATAGCGGAAAGAAATCGCAGACCTTTTGGGGGTGCTTTATGAAATTTGAAAGGATCGGTGACGGGAATGAAGCGCCTGACGTTTGAAGGAAGCTTCTGCGACATTGCACAATGCACAGACATACCAGGCGGAAGCTTCTGCGAGGACGGTGCCTGCTACCAGCGGAAGGTTTGGGAGCGGCTGAAAGAATACGAAGATACAGGGCTGACGCCGGAATATATCATCCGCTGCCGCAACTGCGCCAATTTCCGCCAGAACGCACACGGCGTCTGCTATTGCAACGAGTACGGCGGCGCGATCACGCCGGAGGATTATTGCAGCCGGGCGGTGCGGGAGAACGAGCCGCCCGCAAAATAGGAGGGCCAGATGGAATACTGGAAATTCAAGGCGATTGACAAGCTGCGGGATTATCCGCTAAAGGCTGCTGCAATCCAGAGCCTACAGGAGGAACTGCAGCGGCTGGAGTTGGAGGCTACCAACATCCGAAGCGCCACGGCGGACGCTACGCCCGTCCAGGGCGGCGGCAGCTCACGGGAGGACAAGCTGCTGTCAAATATCATTCACCGCGACGAGATCAAGCGGATGATTGCCGGGGCGAAGCTCGCGTGCAATGTCGTGAACACGTCCCTCGCGGCCCTGGACGCTGCAGAACGGGATTTATTAACTGATATGTACATACACCGCATTTCGGGCGGAACGCCGCGCATAGCGGAAATGCTGGGATTAGACGAGCGCAGCGTTTACCGACGCGCAGATCGCGCACTTCGGCGGTTCGTAATTGCGTTATATGGCGTGGGTGAAACTTAAGCAGGCGAAAGTGTCACTTTTCTGTCAGTGACAAGCGAAAAACTCTGTGCTATACTAGTATCATGAATATAGGGTACAGGCACTGAGAAAATTTCTCGGTGCCTTTGCTTTTTGGAGGGTCTATCATGCAAATCACAAACAGGCGGCTATCGGAGCTCACTCCATATGCGGCGAACGCAAAGAAACACGATAAACGGCAAATCAATAACGTTGCGGAGAGCATCAAGCAGTACGGCTTTGTGCAGCCGATTGTGATTGACCGTGATGGAGTAATTGTAATCGGCCACTGCCGCGCTATGGCGGCAAAGAAGCTGGGCATGGAAGAAGTGCCGTGCGTCTGCGTGGACGATCTGACACCGGAGCAGGTAAACGCCCTGCGGCTGGTGGATAACAAGAGCAACGAGAGCGACTGGGACTTTGACCTGCTGGCAGAGGAATTGCCGGAGTTGGATTTGTCGGCGTTTGATTTTGACTGGGGTATTGAAAACGAGGATGAGTACGGCACTGATTTTTCCTTGCCGGATGGGGACAAATCGGAAATCTGTCAAATGACATTCACGCTCCATGAACAACAAAAAGAATTGATCGAATATGCTATGACGTGTGTTGAAGATGAAATAACAGAAACGTTTGGCAACGCCAATAAAAACGGGAATGCATTGTATGAGGTGATACGGCAATGGGCAGCGCAAAAGACCTGATTGTAAAAGTTATCCCGAGCAAGGTTGCCGTTCCGTTCGTCAAGGAACACCATTATAGCGGCAAGGTTGTAAATAACAGCAATCTGCATTTCGGCGTATTTTACGAGGGGCGGCTTCATGGGGTCATGTCCTTCGGCCCATCTCTGGACAAGTCTAAAATTCAAGGACTTGTTGAGGGAACCGGGTGGAACGAATTTATTGAATTAAACCGAATGGCGTTTGATGACGTGTTGCCGCGCAATAGCGAGAGCCGGGCGATTTCCGTTGCGATGAAGCTAATCCGGAAAAACGCACCGCAAATCAAATGAGTTATATCGTTTGCGGATGGGTGTTCTTGCGGGGACGGAACAATTTACCGGGCAAGCGGTTTTGTTTTGACGGCAATCAAACCGAATGGGAATCTTGTGCAGCTTCCGAACGGCGAGAAAATACACAAAATGACCCTTGAGAGCAATCCAACATCCCCCCGGAAGGAACTTGGAGGGAAAAGCTATTACGATATAACCGGCGGAAACTTCAATTTCAAAAAATATGTAGCCTATGTTGGGGGCGAAATATTAACCGGGTATCAACTTCGGTATATCTATTTTATTGATTTGGCATACAAAGAGCGCCTTACCGTCCCTGTCATTCCATTTTCAAAAATTGATGAAATTGGGGCTGGGATGTATAAGGGCGAAAAGGTAACGCAAGCAGAAAGGCACCAGTGACACGGCAATACGCGGCGGTAGTTTAACGGTAAAACGTTCCGCATCCTGCGGAAAGATGGCGGTTCAACTCCGACCTCGCTGCTCCAAAATGCCGTGTTATGGTTCCAAAGAAAGGAGGGCGCGTATGGCAAGGCCAAGAAAGGAAATAGATCAAAAGCAATTCGAAAACCTCTGCGGCCTGCAATGCACGCTTGAGGAAATCTGCGGTTGGTTTGATGTGACCGATAAAACACTAAATAGTTGGTGCAAACGCACCTATCATACCAGTTTTTCCGAAGTATTCAAGAAAAAGCGGGGAGCGGGGAAAATTTCCCTGCGGCGCAGCCAGTGGCAGCTTGCGGCAAAGAGCGCAAGCATGGCTATTTGGCTGGGGAAGCAGTATCTTGGTCAGCGCGACGTGGTTGAGCTGGGTTTGCCGGCGGATAACACGCAGGAGGACGCTTTGAGTGTAAGCCTGCGTGAAATGGCAGAAGGGTTGGAAAGCGATGATCAGTGAAAAGCAGCAGAAAATCATGGCCTTTCCGTATTCCAAATACGACGCGCTTATCTGCGACGGCGCGGTGCGTTCCGGCAAGACTTCCATCATGATGTGGTCTTTCGTGCGCTGGGCGATGGAAAGCTTTAACGGTCAGCGGTTTGGTGTCTGCGGGCGGACGGTCGACAGCTGCACGAAAAATATCATCGTGCCGTTTACGGCCATGGGACTTGCAAAAGAGAAATATCTGATCCGCTGGCGACGCGGCGACAAAGTAATGGAGGTGCGTCGCGGTGCGGTGACGAATTATTTTGAGGTATTCGGCGGCAAGGATGAGGCGAGTTACACGCTGATTCAGGGCCGTACACTGGCTGGCGTTTTGCTGGATGAGGTCGTGCTCATGCCGCGCTCATTTGTCGAGCAGGCCTTGACGCGCTGCAGCGTGGACGGAGCAAAGCTGTGGTTTTCCTGCAACCCTGGAAGCCCGCAGCATTGGTTTTACACCGAGTGGATTCAGAGGCATGAAGCTCGAAACACACTGTACCTTCACTTTGAGATGACGGACAACCCCGGCCTGTCGCAAAAGACGCTGGAGCGCTATCAGGCGATGTTCTCCGGTGTCTTTTATGATCGCTACATCCGGGGCCTGTGGGTCCTGGCAGAGGGGTTAATTTACCCCATGTTCGGCGAAGGCTGCCTTGTGGATAATCCCCCGCAAGGCGGTCGGTATTATATCTCCTGCGACTATGGAACGCTGAACCCGTTCTCTGCCGGGCTGTGGTGCTGGGACGGCAAAACAGCGACCCGCGTTGCGGAATATTACTATTCCGGGCGGCAGGAACAGCGGCATAAAACCGATGAGGATTATTACACCGCGCTGGAGCAGCTGGCCGGGGACAAGCCTGTGCAGGCGGTGATCGTCGACCCGTCGGCGGCGTCGTTCATCGAGGTCATACGGCGGCACAAGCGCTTTCCGGTACGCAAGGCGAAAAATGATGTCCTGGCCGGAATCAACACGACGGCGCGGTTTTTGCAGGACGGGACAATCAAAATCCACCGCAGCTGCAGCGCCTGCATTCGGGAGTTTGGTCTCTACCGATGGGATGAAAAGACGGAGACGGACCGGCCCGTAAAAGAGAATGACCACGCCATGGACGATATCCGCTATTTTGCTTATACCGTCCTCCGCCAGAAGGCGGGGAAAACGGCGTATCAATCATTATTGCAAGAGAGGTGAGCGACTATCAAAACGTATCAAGATTTGCTTGCGGCTGGCAAGAGCGAACAGAGCCGAATCGCATTTATCCGCGCGGCTATTATGGAGCATCGAGGGTCTCCGGCTTACCGGACCGCAGCGGATGCGGAGCTGTATTATAGCGGATTGAATCCGACGATCAATCGTTATGAAAAAGTCCTCTACGACCTGCAGGGCAAGGCACACAAGGACATGTGGACGGCAAATCATAAGCTTGCAAGCCAATTTTTTGGCTTTGCGGTCGACCAGGCTGTCAGCTATCTTCTGGGCAATGGCGTCACCTTCGGCGATGAATCGACCGGAAAGAAACTGTGCGCTGATTTTGACCAGGAAATCATGGATGCCGCACGCAGCGCGAAAATTGCAGGCGTGTCCTTCGGCTTCTGGGATCTGGATCACCTGCGGGTGTTCAGTTTGCTGGAGTTTGTGCCGCTCTACGATGAGGAAAACGGTGCGCTGATGGCGGGCATTCGCTTCTGGCAGATTGCACCGGACAAGCCGATGCGGGCCACACTCTATGAACCGGACGGATTTACGGAGTATTTCCAGGAGAAAAACAAAAGCATGGACGTGATGAAGCCGAAGCGCAGCTATAAGCTTTTAATTCGTACTGCTCCGGTCGGCGGAAGCGAGATATACGACGGCGGCAATTACCCCGGCTTCCCGGTCGTTCCTCTGAAAAACAACCGCATGTGCCTATCCGAGATCTCCGGGAGCCGCAACACAATCGACGCGCTGGATTTGGCGACGTCAAACATGGTCAACAATGTGGACGAGGGGAATCTGATTTATTGGGTTCTCTCCAACTGCGGCGGCATGGATGATCTTGACGATGTAAAATTTGTGGAGCGGCTTAAGACGCTGCATGTGGCCCACGCAGACGGCGACGACGGCGCGAAGGCAACACCGCAGACAATCGAAGCACCATACGAAGGGACCAACACGACAATAGACATGCTGAAACGGAAGTTATACGAGGATTTTCAGTGCTTCGACGCTTCCGCTATCACGGCGGGAAACCAGACGGCGACGGCAATCAAGGCAAGCTATGTGCCGCTTGACCTGAAAACGGATAAGTTTGAGGCGGAGGTCACGCGCTTCATTGTGGAAATTCTGCGGCTGGCCGGTATCGACGATCAGCCAAGCTACACGCGGAATCAGATCATCAACAAGACCGAAGAGACGCAGGCGCTCTTGCTTGGGGCGCAGTATTACGATGACGAATACATCACAAAGAAGCTTCTGACGATCAACGGGGACATTGACCAGTACGAGGCCATGATGGAGCGACGGTCCGCTGAGGACTTGGGCCGCAGCTTTGGCGAGCCGCAGGAGCCGCCAGCGCCGGTGAATAACAATGGCGACGCATGACCTCGGACATACGCTGACTGACAAAAAGCTCCGGGATCTGGAGCGCCGCATAGCGCGGCTTTATGCACAGGCCGGGCGGGAGCTGCAAGAGACCATCGACGCTTACTTTGAGCAGTTTGCAAAGCGCGACGAGGAAATGAGGGCGCTGATTGGCGAGGTCGTCAACGGCAAGGAGTGGACGGAGCAGGACTATAAACAATGGCGGCTGGCACAAATCGGACGCGGGGAGCGCTACCAGGCACTGCGGGAGCGGATTGCGCAGCGGATGACCAATGCAAACGCCGTGGCGATTTCTTACATAAACGACGAGACTCCGGGCATTTACAGTCTGAACCGCAACTATGCGGCGTATACGATCGAGCAGGTTGCTGGGAACGTCGGTTTTGACCTCTGGGACGAGCAGGCGGCCCGGCGGCTGATCGTGGAGCAGCCGGAGCTGATGCCCAATTATCCGCCTGCCCGGGCGCTGCGGCGTGGTATTGACCTGGCGTATGGGCGGCGGCAGATCACGGCCAGCGTGACCAGCTCTATCCTGCAGGGCCGGAGTTTACGGGGAATCGCGGACGATCTACAGCAGCGCATCACGACCATGGACCGCACCAGCGCAATCCGGACGGCGCGCACGGCCTTCACAGGGGCGCAGAACGCCGGGCGTATGGACAGTTACGCGGCGGCGGAGAAGATGGGGATCAAGCTCAAAAAAGAGTGGCTGGCGACGTTAGACGGGCGCACGCGGCATTCT